AAGAACGAGCACGATCAAAACGATGATGCCTATAGGAGAAATCATAATCCGCTCCGATACCGGGTGAGGAAAACCCGCACCCGACCTTTGGTGGCGGTGCTACCCGGCGCACTCCCGCTTGCGGCGATCTCGGCGGTCATTGTGTCTCTGAGCTTCAGAAGATCTGGAATCGAGGTGCCCAAATAATTGATCGCACCGTTTTCCCCGGAAAGCGAAATTTTCCGGGTGCCGTCGCGGAGTGCGGCGAGCGCGGTTTCAAGCGCATCAAGATCAGGCTGAGTGAACGGCATTGACTCGAAGGTACTCTATTAGTGGGGTGCGGTGCAATGCATATTGTGTGCGCCAAACTTGAACACTTCTAAGATAACAGGAACTTATGCGGTGCCTACTTTCAGAGCACCCAACCGGAAACAACTCGGTCGTCGTCGCTGAAGGTCATTGAGCGTGATCTTTTCAATCCACTGGAAGGTGCCTGCGACGGCACCGCACTGACAGCACCCAACAAAGTGGTCGCACACGTGGGCACAATCCGCGCACTCCTCGTGGTTACAACTCGGGCACATCAGTCACCAACCCGGCCAAGGCACAACAATTTTCCGCGCAATTCCCGTTTGATCTTTTCCGGAAGCTCGTCGAGGTGAGATAGGGAAATCAATCTGTCGCCGTTGGCGAGTCTTTCCAGACGATTCGCACCCTCGGCCTCGGCGAGCCGTGTGCGCACGGCGGCGAGCTGGGTGCGGGCGTCATCCCTTTGACGCCCCATTTCGGCCAGGCACTTCAGTGCGTTGGCGAACTGCAACTGTTCTTGAGTCTGCGGCACTTCCACTGGATTGCACCCGGTTCACAGAATAGCATTAAATTCGTCCCACAGGTGCGACGTTTTTCACGTCCACGCATAAGGTCAGGCACCGGGCTCAAGACCGGAAATCCGGTCCGGTCTTGATTCTAAACTCCCTCAACTGCTGCTTTGTATAATTGGTCCGTATTTGCTTGGGTGACATAGCTATGTCACGGGTAGGGGTGCCACAGCTATGGCACTGGTTTGTGACATAGCTAAGGCACGGGTGACAGATTGGCACCCGTGACATAATGGCACCGGTTGATAACTATTCACAGGCTTATCAACAGGGTTATCCACAGAGTTATCAACAGGGGTGCGGTGTCTCGCGTGCGAGACATCGGACACTTTCTAGGAGGACGGCATCGATGCCCAAACTCTACCTCGGCAATGCGGTCTATGCGGAATTCGACGGGCACAAGATAATTCTCACCGACGGCATGAACAAAATCTGTCTGGAGCCTCAAGTGGTCGAAGCACTCGAGCTTTTCAAAAAAGACGTGTATGGCAAACCAACAGAGAAATATTCTTAAAATATTCGTTTTATTGAAACCGCATCCGCACCCGGCGGCGCGCACCCGCCGGGGTCGGGTCGGTGGGTGCCGCCGGCGTCGAGCCCCCGTCGGGCGGCCATTCCGGAGGTGCCGCGCGAATTAGTGCCTCCCACGGCACGGCATGAGAGTAGAGCGCGGCCAGCGCATAGACCCGCCGATCGAGTGCCTCGTTACGCACCCCTTGGGGTTTGAACCAGTATCGAATCGGGTGCCCTCGGACAAACCGCATCCGCACCTGTTCACTTGTGAGCTCGGCGAAATACTCCCGTTGAAAGTCCAACGGGAAGTGACAATATCCGGGGCCCGGCACCTCAACCTTGAGCTTTGAGTAAATGGCATCCTTCGCGGTGTCCACGCCGACGGTCCAAACATTGGCCGAATACTTTTTGCTTTTCCCGGCACGCCGCGGCCAGATCGGACGGGCACCATCCATGCCTTTGATCGCATAGATATGACGTCCGACCCGCGCGGTGCAGAACTGATAAACGCTTTGGGTGTGATGCCCACCGGAGTCGATGCACACCGCGCCCAGGCGGAGGTGCCGGCCGTCCTCGGTGATAAAGCTTCGTTTCAAAAACTCGTCGAGCTCGACCCAGATGGCACCGGCGGCCGGGTCGCCGTAGATCGCATGGTCGATGATGCCCCAAGATTCTTCGGGTTCATTTCGACCGTCTTGACGCCAACCGACAATCTCGATTTCAAAACGGTCGTCCTGCACGTCAACGCCGGCGGTGAGATATAAGATTCGGCACGGTAAGGCATCCGCACTGTAACTCTCGCGCCGTGCCATGAGAGGTTCGGGGTTTGCGGTCTCGGCCTTGACCGCCCACGTCCGTGCGAGTGCGGTGTTGGTGAAAACCCGTAGTGCCTCGGTGTCGCCGTGGTCTGCCTTGTGCTTTGCGTCGAGAAACCGTTCGACCATTTCGGCGAGCACAACCCAAGGGTTGTAAAGCTCGTTAAGAAAGAACCCGGCGACCCCGTTGAATTCGCGCTCGGCGAACCAGGCACCGGCATGAATCGCCACGTATCGAGTTTGATCGTCCCACGACTCGCCACAAAACCGGCAGGCATAAATTGCGAGTTTCGGTTTGCCCTCGGGCCAACGCACGTATTCCCACTCGAGCTTTTGTTTCTCGCCGCACTTCGGGCACGGCACCAGAAAGAATCTTTTATCCGAACCCTCGAACGAGGCATCAATGCGCGAGAGATTTTCAATCGTCGGCGAGCCGATGAAAACTAGCTTGCGGTTCCAAAAGGTCGTGGTGCGTTTGACGGCGAGTGCGACCGGGTCGCCCTCGGTGCCGGCGGATGCCGGGTAGCGGTCAACCTCGTCGCACAACAGAATGCGAATCGGCCGACTCGAAAGACCGGCGGCGCTATTGGCACCCGAGAGGGTGAGGTGCCCACCGGGGAATCGCTTATGTAAAAGTGTGTTTTCGCTTGCGCGTGAACGCGGGTCGCCGACGAGTGCGGCGAGGCACGGGGTGTCGCGCACCATCGTGGCAACCCGGTCCTTGCTGATGGCCTCGGCCATTTCCAAGGTCGGTTCCATTAAGAGCATGGGTGCCGGTGCCTGGTCGATATGATAGCCGATGATGTTCAGGCATGTTTCCGTTTTGCCGACTTGTGACGAGCTCTCGACGACGACCGTGCCTACGACCGGGTCGCTCGCGGCATCCATGATTTCTCGAAGGTAGGGGGTGCGTGACGTGTACCATTTTCCGGGTTCGGCGGATGCCTCAGGACTCAGCACCCGGTTCTGGTCCGCCCACTCGCTCACCGTTAGTTTTGCTGGCGGGGTGTAAATCCGAAAAGTATCGTTCAGCCAATCGTCTGACCATTGGAGGGAATCGCTCCGCACTAAGCTCACCGAGGATTTCTCTGACAAGGTTTTCCAATATTAAATATTGATCGGTCCTAATTGGTGTTAAAGATCGAAACCGCGAAGGCAGTGCCAGAAGCTTGGCGCGGATTGTCCCATTGAGAAACGCGAACGCCTCGCCGAGTGCGGGAACGGGCATGAGCCCGGCACGTTTCTTATCGACGTCAATCGCAATGCTTTGTGCCTGGATGGATGCAAGGCGCGCGCGCTCGGTGACTAAGTCCCAACCCTCGGCCGACTTCCAACCGGCCGCGATCTTTTGCATGTGCCTACCGTATTCAACGAGCCACGTCCCAACGTCCGCATTCCGAGAGAGCACCCCCTTTAAAACCAGTTTCGTCACGTCTTGATGCGTTATGCCCATCAAGCGCGCGAATTCTTCACGCGTCGCTTTTTTGGTCGCCATGATACGTGTCGATACGGGTCACGGCGAAAGAAGCCATCCCATGAACAGTGCCCAGAGTCCGACGATGAGTGCGAATCGCATAAAGGGATTGGGCCAAATCATTTCCTCGAGCTCCAGGCACGCCCGGTGAAACTCCATCATATCGTGCCACCATTCCACTAGTGTTTTTTTTTCTGCGCGGCGGCTATGGCCTCGAGTGCCGGTGCGATCATCTCGGACCACGCCGGACTTTGTTTGAGTGCCTCGAGCTCGACGGGTGTGACCTTGCGAATTTTGCCGAGCTCGACAAGAGAAACCTCCGCACACCTCTCGCAGACTAGGGGTGCGACGTCAGGCAAGGGAAATCCGCCGTTCATTACAAGCACCCTGAATTTGAAGTCGCAGTAAGGACAATTCATCAACGCACTTTCTGTCTTGGACCCGGTTTTAACTTGGGCACGTTCGCCGCACCCAGATGCCTCCGCAAACGATAGCGCCGTGCCCGTACCTTCGCCAAGAGATCGTGACGGGTGCGGTGGATCCGATTGGTCATATCAGGTGATATGAGGTGATATGAGATATCGCCAGGGTGTGCGTTCGTCACGATCTTCACTCGTTTGGAGGTCGCATCGGCGGCGGGGGTGCGGCGGGACGCCGGTTCTCGATCTGTAACT